AACCTGCGGCGTGAGGTTAACCGTCAGAGGAATCGGCAGACGGTTCTGTACATCTTCCGGACGGAGAATGAAACGATGGTTGCCGATATTGTTCTGCAGGCCAGCAAAGTTCGGGCTGCCCTGGGAACCGCCACTCGGGTTAACGTCCATACCACCCAGAGCACCGAAGCTGCCGCTGATGCCAGTCATGCCGTTAGCTGCAAAAATCGTCCATACGAGCGGATGAGCGAAGAAATCGGTCGGCGTATGATTGTTGGTGATCGCTTCCAGCATCATTTCCAGGAAGTCTTCTACGGACAGGGTGTTGTTTTCCTTGCCATACTTATCCAGACCGTGCGTACCAACTTCCGGGCGCTGATCGCGCACAGCATTATCGAATACGATATGGCCATGCTTAGTGAATTCCTTGAAGCACTTCTCTTCTTTGTTGCGGGCAAATGCGCGCCCCATCTGGCGGATCGTCAGAGCATGGATATCCCAGGTATAGTCACTCATAGCTTCTTCCGTAATGGAAACTTTGGAACCATACTTTTTGATATCGATGGTCAAACGATTGTTTTCCAGCGTGGTCTGGTCCGGCGTGCTTTCTTCGAAGGGCTGTCCTTCGCCGACTTCACGAACATAGACTTCACCGACAACCGGAACAATAATGGTTACGCCATTGCCAGGAGCCTGAATCTTGGTGAAGAGGTTAGCTGCCAGCAGTTCCGGCTCAGCGGCTTCGATCATTTCACCAGAGATAACCTTCGGAATCATATCGATGATATCCGTGGAAGTAAGCATTTCGTTCAAGGTAACACGAGCGGTTTTACCTGTCGTGTCCTTGCCACCGAGCTGCTGCAGGAAGGTGCGGTATGCTTCCATTTCCTTCAAGGAAGCATTGCCCTTCAGCTGGTGCACAGCCGGCTTGCCGGCTACGCGTGCGGCTTCGTTTTCTTTCAAAGCCTTAATTCTATTTTCAGCCTTTGTAAGGCGTTCGTTAAGAGAAATCATTAGTATTATTTACCTCCGTACTTATTAGCGCTGCAGGAGAATCTTCGCAGAGCCTACGCAGCCGTCCCAATCCATGAATGTCGGAACACCGTTCAGACCGCGCTTCTTATATTTCAGGTTAACAACGAGTTCTTTATCCTTCAGCATTTCGTCAGCCTTGGCTTCGTCAATTACTTCGATAGCAACGAGACCCATAACAGCGTTATAGAAGGTAACTGCAAATGCGTCATTCAGTTTCTGGGGTTCACCCTTAACCGTCTGGCTGTTAACTTCGATGAATTCACCATCACCGAGCTGTACCTGCAGGGAGCCATCTTCAAAGTTACCGTTCTGGCAAACCTTAATGATGGTACGAACATACGGCTGGGTATTATCCTTGCGGCCAAAGATAACTGCTGCGTGATTGTTTTCAAAGTCACGAACAACCGCATTGTGACCATCGGAGATACCCGGAATAGCATTGTCCAGCTGCCATTCGAGCGGCATGAACTTACTGTAGTTATTGTTATGGCCTACTGAAAGCATATGCAAATCGTGCTCACCATATGCCTGATCATACGGATAACCCGGATAACGGCCCGTGCTCTGGTATACAGAAGCAGATACTGCATCTTCTCCCGGTCTATTATTCTGCGTGTAGATTTCTGGGTTTAACCCTTCGTACTTCAGACGGCTGGACAGAGCCCACTGCGCGAGTTCATAGCCCCCTTCGGGAATCATGTCGTGAGACAGGGAAATTACCTGACCAACTACCTGCTGACGTTCGCGTTCGATTTCAGCAGCGCTCATCGTGTCGAGAGCCACATCATAGGACAGCGGAGAAACAACCAGACGGCCATTTTCGTCAGACTTAACCAGGTCGCCAACCTTCAGTGCACCATAGATAGCGCCCCAGGGCTGCTTTTCTGCTTTATCCTTGAACTGGAAGTACGGAAGCTCAACAATCTTATCCGTAAGAATCGGAGCCGGAATCATGCCATCCATGCTGTCATTATTGAACTGCGTGTACTGGTTTTTGCCCATCATGCCGAGAGGAACGTTAGCCGGACGAACATCATCCGTAACTTTGCCACCTACAACAGTGCCGTCGGTAGCTTTTTCAGCGTTTTCAACAACCTTGCCGGTATGCTCAGAATCGATACCCATACCCGCTTTTTCGAGCTGCATAGAACCGGAGTTCTTACAAGCACGGTATACGCCTTCACCCCAGGTTTCATCCATACCTTCAACGGGAACCCAGTTCAGACCAATACCTGCAACCTTGCCACCGCGGGATTCTTCCGAAATAAGCGTGTCCTTGGTCGGATATACATCGCCATCCTTACGAAGACGAACTACTGCACCACCATTGGCCATCGTCAGAACGTTAAAGTAACGGTCAGTAGTCCAGTCCGGACGAGTCATGTGTGGGTCAGCTGCTACGATGCGGCCTTTAGTGATTACCATATTATTGTAACCAACAGCATAGCCATACTTAAACTGTGCCGGCAGGCGCTTATCCAGAATGTATTTACCGGTAAGCGATTCGTGCGGAGCTTCGCTAAGACCATTGTTTGTACGATTGATTCGCGTCGCACCATCGCGGTAACCCGGCTGGTCAGCAACAAATGCTTCACCACGGCCGCCCGGCTGGAGCTTAAAGCGAGTTGTATTAGAAGTTGGGAATAAAGCCATCTTTTAAATGTCCTCCTGATTAAAGATCAAAGTCTTCGGCAGCAGCGGGGACTTCAGCGGCTTTCTTTTCAGCGGCGTTTGCTCCCGGAGTCTCTTCCGATTCTTTCAGTGTAGTATTTTCAACAGAGCCCTTAGCAGCCTTTACTTCTTCGGCAGCTTTTGCTTCCTCTGCAGCTTTAGCTTCTTCAGCGGCTTTTGCTTCGGCTTCTTTCAGTTCAGCCTTAATATCCGTGATAGCATCGCGCAGAGAGTCAATCGAGCGCTCTTCGAGTTTTTCAATAGCAGGCTTGCCGGCCTTTTCACGCAGCGTAGCCAGAGATTCTGCAAGGCTAAGCTTTACTTCTTTTTCAAGACCTTCAACCTTGCCTTCAGCGGCTTCACGCAGCTGCTTCTCGTGAGAAAGTTCAAGTTCCTTCTCTTCAGCCGCGGCCTTCATTTTTGTAATGGATTCCTGCAGGGAAACCTTGTCCTTATTCAAAGCATCAACTTTTTCCTGAAGAACTACAGTGTCACCCTTCAGAGCTTTTGCTTCTGTCTCAAGAGAAGCGATTTTCTGTTCTGCTTCCTGGATGTTCAATGTTTTCTCTCCTTCTAATTCCTGCTTAGCTGTTTGTGGTGGTAACAACCCATTATCGGAATTCTGTGATTCGATTATTTTGGTGGATGTATTTAAAGCATCTTTGTTTTCAGCTTCAGCTGCCCGCATGGGGATTTTTCGGGAAGGGGGTTCCCCCTTAACATTTTCTGAGCTTTCACTTTCAGATGCATAGTTGTAGGAGTAAGATACGATTCCTGCATACTTGTCGGACGGTACGATGACAAACGAAATCTCCTTTGCTTCCCATTCATAAACGTCCCAATAGCAGGTTTCTTTTTTTCCCGTCTCTTCATTCTTGTATGTGTAACCGCGTACGTGTTCACAGTATTCGCCTTCACTCAATTGAGCTCCACAAATACTACAACGCACATCCGTAGCTGAAACACCGATAGAAACTGTGCTGTAAAGACCGTTTTCTACCTTGCATTGGTCTTTCCATTCAGGAATAGCCGATGTTACAAAAAGAGCTTGGGCGCCTGGAAGTTTTTGAGAATCCCCTTGCTCAGCTTCAATAATTCGTCCAACGGTTTCACCATCATAGTCATTGTGATACATGATATTGGGAACACAGTATGGTGATGTCCATGTTGGAATTGCCTTTTTAAAGCTGCTTGTCATATACCGCGTGTAATTCCGTGTCGGCGTATCGCCGTGGATAGCTTCAATCCGTGCGGTGAAGTACCCATCCGGTTTTGCAGCATATTCAGACTCGGTAAGATTTTTGCATTTATTTACCCATTCGTTAATCTTATCCGGACTGATTGGGGCTGTTGGGTTCGTTACA